GTAGTTTACGGTACATATCACTACGTGCCATTATCTTGTTCCTTGTTCAGAGTATTCTATATCCATGCCAATTGCAGATGACCAGTTAGCACCTGTAGGTGTTAAAGCTATTCTATGATAACGACCTGCACTTCTTACAGAGCATCTATCTTCTTGACTTGCTGATACAGATGAACCATAAGTAATAGTGTCATCTAACATTCTACGACTTGCTACTTGCACGTTTGCAGAGCCATTATCTACAGAAGGTCTAATAAGAGTTAAGACTGAGTTATAACCATATTCTAAGTCGTTAGTAATGATAGAGCCTGTAGCGTTAGTTCCTGTGAATGTGATAATTCTAGTATCACGAACACCACCGAATAAGAACTTACCGCCTTTATATAGTCTATCGTCTAGTGTGGTTACAAGCGTGTCTTCTGTTTTAAGTCCTGCTGCTGATGCTGCCATATCTATGGCTACACCTGTACCTGAACCTGCACCTGTAGCTGTAAATAATACGCCTATTGTATTAGCAACTGCACCTATAAGAGTAAAGTCTGTTGAGCCTAATGTTCTAATGGTATATTGTTTTGTAGCTACAAATGCACCTGCTGTTACATTGTATGCAGCATCAAGACCATCTAATGTTGCACCTGGAGTAGCTAGTGTAGATAAATAGTCTACATCTGTATCTGCTTCACACCATTTTTGTGTTTCAAAATTATAAATAAGTAGTGAACGACCACCAGAAATATTGCCATAATTCCAAATAACTAGGTTACGTTCAGGGTCTACTGCTGCTGATATAGAGTCAATGTCACCAATGTTAGCGTTATTAAAGAAGTATCTGTCTATTTTTTCAGAACCAATACCAGTTAGAGTTTGACCATTGGTGGCGTAAAAACCGTCATCTGATAAGAAATAAGCTGTGCCTGAGTATTGTGCAATAGAGTTACCTTCTATACATCCTACGTTACGAGAGATAGTGTCAAATTGGAATATAAGCGGTGTGCCAATATATGACATTCTAACAATAGCTTTTTCTAAGAAGACAATACCAAACTCACCACCTACGACACCAGTTATATCGCCACCATCGGGAAGTAACTGGAAGTCACTTTGAGAAGTCGCTGTTGCAGTCCAAGTACTTGCGTCATTAATACCTGACCATTGCACTTTATTAGGAGTAGTACCTGCACCAATATTAGCTGCAACTACAAAGTCACGAACTGCTGTAATGTATTTAGCGATAGGTGCATCTGAGCTTGCATCTGCAAAAGCTGTAGAACTGTTTACGTCAAACGCTTGTATTTTTTCAGAACCATTAGAAGCAATTGCAAGACTACCAAACTGTAAGAATTGCCATCTATTTGTACCTGTATAACCACCTGACTTAGACTCATCTACTAGAGATAAGTCATTATTATCTACTTTAAATAGTTTAGTAGCACCACCAGCAAAGATAAATACGTCATTGTCTAGTTTAGCAGCAAAGCAATTATTCAAGTCTTCTGAAGCTGCACCTGAAAATGTTACTGCTGACTTAAACGGACCATAACCTACAGCTAAAGGAATAACATTATTAGCTTCTGATACAGAGTCTAATATGCTAGGTTGGTCAGGTAACCAGTCTTTAAAAGCTATGCGTTGTACTGGCATATTAAGACTTCATAATATAGCAAAGTGCATAGTAAGGAGGTAAGTTAGCATTAGTGCCACTTACACCAGTTGTATTGATAGAAATGCCTGTAGATGCAGAACTTGTAGTAGTATTTATATCCTCTGCGCCTGCAACAAAAGCACCACTAGAATTTACGCCAGTAGAATTAAATGATTTGTAACCATGACTGTGTTGTGGGTCTGTTATGGTATGGGTATGAGATACGACAATAGCATCTGCACTACCACCTGTTGCACCTACAGCGTAAGTAGATGTAGCACCTACTACAAAACGGTTACGTAAGTCAGGTGTTGAGTTAGATCCATCACATAATAACCATCCACTAGGAATAGTTTCAGATGAACCTGACCATAACATAATCATACCAGCTACAAACGCATTACCCCATGTAGGAGTATTACCAGAACCTGCTGATAACAATACTTGACCAGAAGCACCAGCAGTTCCGTCTAGTCTAAATGCACCTGTAATGTCTACTTGACCTGAAGATACTAATGTACCTGCTACTGTAAATGAGTCACCACTAGAACCTGTTTGTTGGTCTTTTAGTAATGCCATTAAGCTACGAACAGCATTGTTTAAATTAGCTGGTGAACAACCTTCAGCAATATTAATATTAGTTATATCTGTATTGTCTGCTGCGGTTGCACTAAACTCTGAAATTTTTGTCTTTGCCATTTTTTACCCTTGTCTTAACCAAATGTCTGTACTTGGAGAAATATCAGTCCAAGTTTCTGTTCCTGCTGTAATTGTTGTCCATGTATCTGAAGAAGCTGATATTGCAGACCATGTTTCTGACCCTGCTGATATTGGTGTCCATGTTTCTGTGCCTGGAGTTACAGGTGTCCAACCTTCACCTTGTCTTGTACCTTTAGCGGTAACTGTTCCTACACCTTCTACATAAGCAAAGCCTGCTAGTATAGCGTTAGGACTTGCTGTGACTATAGCAAAGGCATCTATATCTGCTACACCTGATACTACATAACCACCTAAAGCTGTGACTGTTGCAGTTCCTGTAATAGAACCGCTATCAAATGTAATTCTATTGTAATTAACTGTAACTGTAGCATTGGCTGTAATAGAAGCGTTACCAGACTGTAGTAATGAACCTATTGCTGTTACTGTTCCTGTTGCTGTGATACTTGCTGAAGCTAGTGCTATAGAACCGCCAGTAGCAGATACTGTAGCTGTTCCTGTTATAGATGCGTTACCAAATGTAGTTCTAGTAGCTAATGCAGATACGTCTGCGAAGCCATTTATAATTGCACTACCAAATACTAAAGCACCACTTGTTGTAACTGTGACTGTTGCAGTAACATTAATACTAGCGTTAGATGTTCTAAAGCGTGTACCTGATGCACTAACTGTTGCGTCTGCTGTAATGGCAGCAGAAGCTGTAATTATATTACCGGTTACTGGTAAAGTACTAAATGGACTTTGAGAATAAGCACTAAAACCAAACATTATTTAACCAATTCCCAATTTAATATAAATTCATTCCATTGATATAGTAATCCATCATTAGGGTAAGGAATTGGAGGAGTCCATGTGCATGAAAACTCATCTAAAGTCCAAGAGTTAAATTCTTTTGGCGGGATAAACGCATCTCTATATTTATCATACATATAGCCAATACTTGCATAGTTTTTTCTAAATGCTTTTAATTGGTTAGCAGAAGGTTGATTTGTTTCTGGGTCATAATAAATTCCTGCACGAGTATTATATGATGTTTGTTTGTATGTATCACCAGTTTGTTCAGAAAGCTCAATCTCTTTACCATCATCTTCCTGTCTGCCTTTAGTTACAAAAATAACATTATTAAATTTATCTAATTTAGCAAAATGAGTCATGTTATTCCTAACTAAATGTTACTGTTTCAGAAGTGGTAGATGTTGCAGTTACTGTATAAACAATAAATCCACCAGATGTTGATGATGTTTGAGTAACACCACCGGAAAATGTAGCTGTACGTGTATCAGCTATCTTTATTATAACAATACCTGACCCACCAGCCCCACCAATTCCACTACCACCTGCATTGGTTAATCCGCCGCCACCACCACCGCCACCTGTGTTTACAGAACCAGATGCTGATGTTCCAGATGTTTGACCTCCATTACCGCCGCCACCTGTTCCTCCAGTTCCTGGCGTTGTTCCTACGCCTAAAGCAGCATAAGTTCCGCCGCCACCACCACCGCCACGTGTGACAGATGAACCGGTAATGCTAGACGCAACACCATTTCCTCCATTTCCTCCCACACCAGATGCACCATTAGCGCCGACTTGACTAGCTCCGCCTCCGCCGCCTGCTGAAGCAATATCTGCTCCAGAAGTAAACGTTGAAGTTCCACCATCGTAACCTTGATTTGCGATTCCAGTATAAGCGGTAGTAGCTCGCCTACCAGCACCAGAACCACCATTGCCATTGCCACCACCTCCGGTAGAAGATATAGTCGCAAAAACAGAGTTTGAACCTTGCGTTCCAGCATTTCCACCACCTCCTACTGTTATGGTATATGCCGTTCCACGAATTAAAGATAGTTGAGATTCGGCAGATGCACCACCCCCAGATGTTCCCTCAGAGGTTCTATAACCACCAGCTCCACCACCGCCACCTGCTGTATTTGTTCCACCTCCACCTCCAGCAATTACTAAATAACCTACAGATAATGTAGATGAAGGAAATGTATTATTTAAAACAGCTTCTTGCACTTCTGGCAGAGTAAACCTTCCTTTAGCGGAAGATGTAGACGTGGCATTAAATTTACCAACTATTCCGCCATTATGACGTTTCATTAGCTTAATTCCTCATATGAAACAACTATTTCTAAATCACTATTAGCAGAAGCTAGTGCTGTAATTTTATCTCCTTCTTCAAGGTAGATATGTTTACTTATTAAGTCTAAAGTAGCATCAGCAGGAACAGTAACTGTATGTGCTATTTTATAAGATGTTGTATTATCTGCATTATAAAAAGCTAATGTAACATCAGCAGGATTTGTTCCATCAATATTGGAAACATAAATAGCGTTTATTTTAAATACTTTTCCACTAGCGGCTGAATTAGTCACAATATCAGCACTACCTGTGGTAAGAGCTGCTCCTACAGTTTTTCCTGTGATTGTGGTTACATTAACTATATTGGGTGCTGCCATATTAAACTCCGTAAATAAAATTTATTCCAAAAAGTCTTCCTGTATCAACAGACTTTTCAGCAGGGTAAGTTACAAATACGTTTTTTGTACCTGCACTAAAGTTGACAGCACTACCACTATTGCTAGACTCTAATATAGTAGTACGAGATAAAGTAGTGCCTGAAGATGTGTAAGTACCTAGACCTACTTCCCATTCTGTGCCACCTACAATAGCGTAGTAAGTAGTATTACCATCACCTATAACAGAGAATGACTGAAAGCCAGTAACTGCACCAGCAAGCGTAAACGTGCCTGTGCCTGTAGTAGTAGAAGTCTCTTGGACTCTATCCTTGACGACTAACGCCATGGTTTATCCTTAAGCTAATGTAACTGAAAGGTTGCCAGATGAAATCTTAAAGATGTCACCAGTATCAATTGTTTTTGCTGTATCTAAAGGTGAATGATATAAAAGATTACCTGAAGATGCTGCATCATTAATACCAATCCAACCTACTGTACCCCATGAAGCTGTTGCTGTTGGGAAAGTAACGTCTGCATCATTTGTAGTTACACCGTTAGATGGTGCAGCAAAGGTAACGGATGTTCTAGCGTATGAACCACCGGATACTTCTGTGCCACTACCTGCGTCTGTAGGGTCTGAAGTCCATAGTGATACATATACTGTTGCGACTGATGTGTATGTTGTTGCTCGTAGAGTAGCGTTGATTAACGCATCTTCTAAAAAATTACTCATTTCTGCCATGATTTTTCCTTTATCTTGGTGTTACGTTTAATGTGGTGTATGCGTATGTTTTACCTAAGTCACTTGTTTTGATATTAGCAATAGCTCTATCATATAAAGCTGACCATGTTGCTACTCTTGGGTCATTCATAAGATACGGTTCTGCTTCTGCCAATGTTGCGTAAAGTAAAGCGTCTGGGTAGTATGCTAAGAACAAGTTACTAGAAGTTGTAGTAGAAATAAATGTTGGTTGAGCATAGTATAAAATTTGAATTGTATAATCTGTATCTTGAGTAGGTGCAAACTGAAACTCTGTACCTAACATTGTAAAGTAGTGTGAACGACCTGATAATGTTGTTTGACCATTACGGAAAAACAAGTCAGGTGTTTGGAACTCTAACAAAATAGGTGGGTTACCCTGAAAGTGCATCTCTCTTAACTCTAAGAAGTCAGTAGGAAATGCTACCTTGTTATCTGTAGGAGTAGTTGTAGCTACTTTTAACATTGCTTCTGTTCGTAAGTCACGTGTCATTCTTAACTGTGCCATCTGAATAAAGTCAGGTATGACAGTTGTCAAGTCTGTTCGTGCTAAGTAACTTTCTACTGTAGTTACAAACGAATTATAGTTAGTAAACGCCATCTAATTGTCCTTTTAGTCTATCCCAGCACTTGTCCATCTCATCTTTATGCCATTCACTTGCAGCTAATGAGCTTAACCATGCTGTTCTGTCAAAA